TACCAGAAGGTGACTCCACCATTTCCATCTCCGACATATCCAATGGAATTAGTGTGTGCTAATGCTGCTGTTGGTGCTGTCATCAAAAGCACAGACGCAGCAGCTAACGCCTTTTGTGTATTTGTTGTCATTGATTTTATGCAAACAGTGTCTTGTTTAACAAAACCAATAATGTTTTAATTAAAAAATACACCGTCACATAATGTGACTGTTAATACAATATCATCCCATTCATCCAAAGGTATTTATTAAAAAAGGAGGGTCTGCAGCCCCTCCCTTTAATTTTAAACTTCTACCGTAATCAGTTTGTTGGCATACTCATGTGCATAATGTGTACGAGCACCATGAATGCCCCAACCAATCCAACTATACGCATAGTCCATGTAACGATTAATGGATTTACCAGGAGTTTTCATCTTCTCCTCAATCTCTTTCCACTGGACTTCATTTGTGAGATAACGAAGTTGCGTGTGAAGTGATGATGGTGAACCACCATACTTCCTAGCAAAATCACCCAATCCATAATAACGGTTGGCAGATGTCCATTGAATCAGACCATAGCCGCCGTAGCAACTACCGTAACTGACTCTGCTACCACCTTCGCAGATATTAGGCACGAATTTGGATTCTTGCTTAATATTGCCCATGATGGTAGCAAGGGCGTTTCTGTCTTTAATACCTTGCTCTTGGAAAAATTCCAGTGCAAGATTTTCATAATCTGAACACCCTTTACAAATTAACCTTGTCTCTTTAGGTTTTTCGGGAGCAACCTCTTTGGTCGCTGTCTTTACTGTAGGCTCCTCACGAATAATGGAGAATGGTGGAGGACCACTCACAGGTGGAGGAGGAAACACTGAAGGCAGTGTTGCCACATTGGTTGTAACCGTTGCCACGAGAGGCAGGGCTACTGTAAGGAATTGTTGCATTAAATTTGATTGAACTCTACATCCCAATAGAGAAAGGGGTATACCCTCTTCTCAGAGGGCAGTCTCCTGGGCACAATTTATCACGTCACTTTCTCATAATATGAGACCCACCTTTATGGGGTGGGTCTTCATGATATCACGTATTTAGGCTGCTGTCAAGTCAAAAGATTCCAGGAATGATTTGACCAGTGGTGAGATAAGCACCAACACCAGCAACGAAACCAATCATAGCCAGACGTGCATTGAGGATTTCTGCCTCAGGGGTAAAACCGAATTTCATTTTAGTTCTCCTTTGTATAAGTGTTTTTGAGATAAGCTAGTACAGTGTCAGGGTCACTGACTTCGTATGGGTCAACAGGGCAGTTACCTACCTTACCAGGTTCTTCAAACATCATTTCAATCTCACCATTGTTGACTACCATAGCATAACGCCAGGAACGGAAACCGAAACCTAGGTTCGCCTTATTGACAGACATACCCATAGCGTAAGTAAACTCACCGCTACCATCAGGAAGGGGTCGAACATTTTTAATGTCTTGCGATTTGAACCAGGCATTCATAACAAAAGCGTCGTTAACAGACAAGCAATAAATATCGCTAATGCCCAATGAAATGAAGTCATTATACTTCTCTTCGTATCCAGGAAGTTGATAGTTACTACAGGTGGGGGTGAATGCTCCAGGTAGAGCAAACACAACTACACGTTTATTGTTAAAGAGAAAATCAGTATGTTTATGCACCCACTCACCTTCTTCTCGGCAGTGGAAAAACATTTCAGGTAGTCGGGTCATGTTGTTGTTTCAGTTCAGGATTAGGGTTACAAATAAGTTTTTCTTTGATAGGTTTGATGACAATAAATTTGTCACTCTTTAGGGTGCCAGCAATCTTAACTTCCAATTCTTGTCCGTTAGTCCAGGCACCACCATCTACCAATTCTTGAAGGGCAATAGCAAGTTGCCCCAACATATCACCAGTTGTCATCACAGGTTCTCTTCTTGTTCGGTCAGGATTACACAGTCGCTAGTAGGATATGCCACACAGGTCAATACCCATCCTTCAGCAATCTGGTCATCGTCAAGGAACGATTGCTCCTCGTTATCCACAGTGCCACTGAGAAGTTTTCCAGCGCAAGCAGAGCAGGCACCAGCACGGCAAGAAGAAGGAAGGTCGAGACCAGCTTCTTCAGCAGCTTCAAGAATATATTGGTCGCTAGGGCATTGAATAGTGGTTTCAGTACCGTCAGGGGATTGAAGGGTAACACTATAAACAGTCATTGTTTCTCTAATAAAGTTAGGTAAAGTGTGGGCCAGCACCAGACATCCAACCCTCTTGATATTGTTCTGAACCTCCACCAAGAGAAGGAAGTGGGTCTAGTGCTAGAGTAGTTGCGACATTGCTTGTGGCAATTTCGTACATTAACTGATGAATATTAGCAGATTCCTTTGGAGGAGGAATCTCCTCATCAAGAAGAATCTGCTCTTCAACCAGATGCCTTTGAGCTTCCTTGATGGAAATAGACCTTTCGGTTTCTGGTGCAGGACCAAACCAAGGGTCATCGTCTAAAACATCGGGTGCAGGATAGGTCATAAGTTAGTACGTTTCGACAACTTTCTCGACAGCATAACACAGTAGAACAAAGAAAGCAACTGATGTCAGGGTCCAAAGACTTTCAATCATCAGAAGACTCCGAAGAAGAGCTTACCAGTGCTAACATAAGAAATGAGCCCAGCAATAATGCCGACCATAGCCCAGCGTCCATTATACATCTCCGTGGTTTGCATAGGAGTCAAAAGACCTTTACGGTTATACTCTTGATAGACCATCTCGGGCTCCTTTGCCCACATATTTTGTTGACCAAATTCGTTGGTTGTAACAGTCATTGTACTTTGTAAAAACTTACAACAGTATTATATATCAGTTTGTAACGAATTGTCAAGAGTTATGTCAGGATTTACTGAAAATCAGTCCAACCAGTTGCAATCCACTTCTCTTCTTTAGGAGCAACTACACCACGGTGACGATATGTCCAATCAGATGGCCAAACCAATGTTCGTCCTTTAATTGGTTTAATCTTTACTTGTTGATGATAGAACTCTGTCTCACCACCCTCTTCTACTGTATTCAAATACGTCATGAATACTAGATGTCGATATACTGCTGGGTGACTACCAGAAGCTCTTTCAGTATGCCAGGAAAAGAATCCTCCTCCAGGAGGATAGTGCTGAATATTAAAAGGTTCAATCATTGTCCATGGACTTGTTTGGTCCGATGCTGGAAACTTATCTGCATAAAGATAAAAAATTTCCTGCATTAGAGTCCTATAATGGTCTACTGCAGGATGCCTTACTTGTATGGGAATGGAAAGGTCTACAGAATTTTTCATTGTCTTATCAATGATTCCCTTTCCGAGTGCTGAATTAAAAACTGTACCACTCATTTTTTCAATGAAGTTACAATCGTGATAAAAATCAATCAAATCATCACACCAAGATGGGTCTTCATGGTCCCAACAACCAAAGAAGTGCCCATAGTCATATTCTTTCCAATGTGTCAATTCATCTGCTCTCATAACATGCTCGCCACTTAGTTTACTAACTAAGAAAATAATCCCCCCGAAGGGGGAAAGTTTATTACGTCTGTCGCGCAGTAAACCATTTAGTTTTTAGTCTATTGGTAAAGACTAGCTAAAGGTAAGAACCTCATTGCTACTACTATCTAGGCTGATAGTATCTGCGCTTGCTGAACCATAAAGACCCCCAAAATAATTAATATTATAATCAGGGTCATATAAATCAGTTACCATTGACGCAAAGTTATATTCGATTTTATCAGGTTCAGAATGTTGTTTTGCAATAACATTCATTCCCTGATAATGACGCCAGAGGTCACCTTGAGTGACCACATCAATGTCGTCTTTTAGTGAAGCAATAAGTGCTTCTTTAACAGCATTTGCTGCTTTACGGTAAACATTCATAGTTAATCGTCATGACGGTAAGCGGGTACACCTTCTGGGTCTAACCATCTGGTGTAATCTACGTCCTCCATAGCGGTAGACAGTTGCATTAGATTATCACAAAGATACATGTCACTGTACCGCTTAGTCCATTCATTGTACTTCTGAATGCGACAGTCTGGTTTTCCATTAATATCAAGCGTCCCTACTGTTACATAACGGTAGGGAAAGCGTTCAAGGAGGACATCAGGTTTTTTCATAAAATAGGTCCCGTTCAAGGTTGTCAATAAGAATAGCGTAGTCTTCTTCTACATCACCATAAAAATCAATTCCTTTCTCCTCATAAAATTTAAACACATTCTTAAAGAGGCTAGGATATTCAGAATCGAGATTTACATCGCCTAGTACTGCTGATTCCAGGATTGAAATTGCAGTCGCAAACTTCTGTGTTGTAGTCATACTTCTACTTAGCAATGGACCTTTGCCCCGAAGGGCAACGGGTCAGGCAGGAATCGAACCTGCGACCAACTGCTTAGAAGGCAGATGCTCTTTCCGCTGAGCTACTGACCCAATGGGTCGCACCCTTAAGTTCCCTAGCAAGGATTTCTGCTTGTTCAAGATTGCCCATAGACGCAAGCGTATGAATCGTATCGATAAGAGTATCGTAGTACTCTTCGTTTACGCTGTTGAAATAAGTGCTTGCCACGTGGTACTGCATGGAACTGTCGTGCGAACCCCCGTATTATATCAGGACTGAGGGCGGCGGTCAAGTCCTTGCGAAGTAATCTTTTCGCATGTACCTACCCAGAATGTTGCTGTTGTAAAACGCTGGTGTCCCATCTGAAGTTGCCTCCGTAAGTACATTGTAATAAAAAAGTTGTCGGGTCTCCTCATAATTGCATTGACCCTTTGTTTTATGTAGGCTGATTATGACCCTTTTGAAGTTGGGTTTTCCATACTTTTTGATGTCATCTTTAAGTTCTGGACAGGACCCATAGTATTTTTTCCAGTCAGACTCCATCTTAGTTCGTCTACTCTTGCCTCTCTCTGTGCGGAAAGACCAGAAATATTTTCGACCAACATACTTACGACCAGTCTGCAAACAAGTGATAATATATACAAAACCAAAATGGTCTTGAATATCACTTGAATGAAAAACCTCTCCATTAAAGGTCCAAGGGTTTTCATAATCAGTCTGTGTATCCATCATCATCTTCAATCACTTGTCTAGGCCATGGAGAAGAAAGATAAGAATCCTTGTCAGCATAGACTTCGGTCTTGAGTTTATCTACAAGATTCTCAAGTTCAAAAATCAAGACCTTAAGATTTGATTTTTCCATCTTCCTCTCCTATTTAACCTTTCTTCCAAGCTTCGCCTTCTGCCTTACGGCGGCGAGCAAGACCTGCTTCGACTGGGGTGCCTGGGTTACGATAAAGATAAAGAGCCTCAGGAACAAGGTCCCACTCTTTATTCTTCAAGCGTTTAGTAATAGTATTAAAGTTAGAGCCACCGTAGAAACCAGCACCGAGATTATAAGCAAAGCTGAGCAGAGCGCCTCTTTGTCCATCTGACATTTCACTCCAATATGGGATTTTACGTAATGCTGGGAGGAAGTGTTTACGTGCTTCTTCAATAAGAAGTTCGTCAGCCTCCTGTTGAGTAATAGTATCACCCATCTTAAAGGGTTGACCATTCTTATTTCTAGTGGAGCCCCAACCAATAGTGATTGGAAGATTACCACTCAAAGGGTCTGGATATGCATTCAATCTACATCCTTCAAACTCTTTAACTAGTTTAATTCCCATCATTGGAAGGTCAAACTTTTCATCATCGTCATGAGATGCTTCTACCTTAGGAGATGGAGAAGTATTCAATGACTTACCGCAGTGTGGGCACACTGGTCCATCATCTTGGTCATCATCTTCTTGACCTCTAAAGATTTTTACCCAGGTTGTCTTCTCACCCTCAAGAAACTCAGGAGGAAGATTGTCTTCAAGCCACTGAACTGCTTCTTTATGACTTGGATTCTTTTCATCAAAGAACTTAAAAAAGTTATGTAAGTCTACACGTGCCATTAATAATCTCCAAAGCTAGCTATAATTTCCTTTGAACCCCTACAGAGTTATTCTATCTATCTAGGCAGAGTTTGTCAATACCTATACTCATCCAAAAGCTGAAGGACCATGTTTAATGCCTCCTGAGCCCCCTCTCTACGCTCGTATGAGACGTTGCTGAGGACCGTACCGTGGTAGATAGCGGTCTTCAATTTCATCACCTTCACACAGAATTCGTCCTTGTTAAATGCTCCTTTGGACATTTTCCCAATCCCTCCTGAAAATTTCTAATCCCATATCGGTAAGGGCGTGGGTGTACATCTTCATAAAGACAGAATGGGGTATTGTGCAGATATCAGCACCGACCTTAAAACATCTTGCAACTTGACCAGGGTCTCTTATACTTGCTGCCAACACCTTGGTGTCTGCATTATGAG